GTATCAAATAAATTAAAAAAATTCTCCCTTTTTATTTCTTTTCCGTTAATAATTGTTGGTTGAAATATCTCTAATTCTGGGTGGTTTTTAATCATCTTTTCTAGTACATGTCGCTTGATTAGCATACATCCTGTAGGAGCATGAGTTACTTCCATGATACCTTTGTCTACTTTTATGTTCTTCTTATCCTTTACTTTCATTGGATACATCAGACCATTAGCAAGTAAGTCTTCTTTAGTCTTAACCATGTCTGTCTCTTTTAGTCTTTTCCAAGCCTTATCTACATCATAGTTCTTCATAGGATAAGGACAGGCAATAACATCTTTGTCTGCTTCTATCATCTTCATAATAGTATCAAACTCAAAGTCTATGTCAGAGTCTATAAATAACATATGCTCATAGTTATGTTCGTGGTTCAAGAAATCTGATACACATAAATTTCTACCTTGTGTAACTAGTGATGACTTTAACATTGTAAAACTAACTAGTATGTTTTTCTTTAAACACTGTTGTTGAAACATCAACACTGATTGACAATAGTGCATAGACACATCGCTATGACAAGGTGTACAAACCATAATCTTATACTTAGGTGTGTTATCTAAACTTATCTCTATTGTGTTAGGTTCTTCTTTGTTAAACCATATAGGTTCATTGTTTTGCATTGATTGCTCCTTTTAAAAAATTAGTCCAGGCCATAGCTTGCTTGTTCCAGTTATAATATTGATTAGTATACTTTGATTGAAACTTTAAATGATCTTGTATTACTTCGTTGTCTAAAGTCAATGCTGCAGCTTCTATTGCATTTGCAAAGTTCTTAGCTAGTTGTTTACGGTCCGTTAAGTATGGTACATAGATTGGAAACTCTGCACCTGTTTCAAACAATGCACCTAGATTAGTTGTAATACAATACAATCCACCTGCCATACATTCTAGTAATGATATACAAGAAGTCTCTTCCCATATACTAGGATAAGCATACATCTTATAGTCTTTGATGTGTTCTCTTATGTATTCGTTTGTTTTATACCCAATGTAATTTACATTAGGCAATACTTCTGCTTGCTCGTAAAGTGTTTCATAATATTTATGGTTAGCGTCATGAAAGTCTTTACCATAAACTTCTGTAGATGAATAAACATCCAAACTTATCAACGGGTTCTTAACTAACTGCATTGCACCTAATAAAACATTCAATCCTCTCCAAGGTGTGTTTTGATGTATAATCTTTATAGGTTGACCTTTTATATAAGGTGTTGTTGGTTCTATCTTCTCTATACCATTCTTTATAACTACACATTTACTTGTAGGTAAATCAAATGCTATTCTAAACTTCTCAAAGGTCCAATGACTATTAAACACATACCAGTCATACTTGTTGTGATTGCCGTGGTCCGTGAACCATGGTGCTAGATTCGGTTGATCGTATGAATTCTTTTGCCATAAGATATTTATCTTATCTTTATCCAGCGGTATTTTTTCAGGGATCGATGTACAAATAGAAAATTTATCAAGTAGAGTTTTATCTACATGGTTTTTTAAAAATTCTAATTGTAACTCCGTCCCACCTTTAGGTGTTTGATTCATTGTTTTGATTCATTACTTTCTTTAAAGCTTCTAATCCTTTTGGTGATACTTCTACAGTAACATCTTCTGCAATGTCGTTAATAGTTGTATCTGTATTAGGATCAGCAACATCTAAGTCTTTCTCTTCTTTAGTTGCATAAACACGTTCTGTTTTAGTGTTTCTTATAACAACTGTAGTTGTACAATGTATTTTAAGTAAATCGTCAGACACTAACCGTTCTCCTGCGATCTATCTATTAAAGCATAACTAACAGAACCTGTTATTTCATTTGCAGTTCCTGCCTGCATCTTTATAGCATCTCCTGCTTCTAAGTTTAATGGTCCTGTCAACATGCTTTCTGTATCTAAATTAACTTGTTTATAACCTATTTTAACATCTGATCCACCTGATTTTTTTAAAATCAAATGTGCATTGACATTACTTGCTGTATCATGGACTGCTTGTACAGTTCTAACAATAGCAATAGCTGATGTTGATATAGACAACACTGTTGTTGCATTAGTAGATGTTAAATCAAATGTAGCGCTTTTATATTGTATTGTCATGACATAAAGTAGTTAAATATATCTTGTTCTTGTTTTAAGTCTTGTTGAAAAGAAAAGTTAAGTTGATTTTTTACTGTATCAAGAGACTCTAATATTTGTCTTTGATTTTCGGAACTGTATTCCTCTTGTGGTTCAGGTATGTATACACTTATCTTTGCCATTATCTACGTCCATCGGGTTGTGCGTCTAATCTAAATGTACCATAACGCCATGTTTCACCTGTGCTATCATTTTCTATTTTAAGAGAAACTAGTCGACCTCTTGCACGTGTATCTATTTTATCAGTAGATGAAGTTACTGTAAAGGGGCCAAGTGGTGAGCTGGTAGCTGTGTTGTTTGGATAATCATTTATAAATAATGTAACTTTAGAGTTACCAGTAATTAATTGATAGTCAGGTATAAATCTTTTAACAGACATAAAGAATTCGCCATCTCCTTTATAATTAACAGCTCCTGTTGTTTTACCTGCTCTACTTACTCCTGCTGTAATATCAAAATCTCCTGATCTAATAAATGCATCTATAGAAGTTGTTCCTGTAGTGTTAATCTGATCTGTTCCTTTTTCGTGTTCATAGTATATAGAAGCACCTGCTTTATTTGTAATACCTTGAATAGGAAATACTGGAGTTGCTGTTAAAGTAAATTCAGTTGCAAAAGGTAAATCAAATACACCTTGATCCATATAACTAGATCTAGCCAAAGAACTTGTTGTCCAACAGTTTTCGCCATAGTTAAATGTAACACATCTATCTATCTGTGTTGAATTAGCTTTTGGATAAAACCAATTTATTTCATTATATAAACTATTGTGTTCTGCATAAGTGATACCTGCTGTACTGTAATTAATACCTAAGTTATC